TGCTACTGCAGATACAATAGCAATTAGTGGCTTCTTGAATGAAGTCATTTTGTTTCTCCTTATATTAGTTAGATTAGATCAAATCTAGCCAGGTATTCTTTAACCTCTTTTGGCATAGGTTTATATTGTATCACATTGTCTTTGTCCCTGTCAAGGGTAGACTTAGGCCTGTCTTTGAAAGTGTGAATCTCTACCTCCAAATTTTGGTCCTTTGGGGTGTGTGATATTGCCCCAAATATTGCACCACAGACAGCGTCTGCCAAGTCCTTAGAAGACTTGCGAGGGTGGTCAACTCTGTTTTGCTTAACAATCTTAAGTTCAATAAGTTCTTCGAATAGCAGGTCAATTGATGGCATAACTAGGCGATCTTCGTAGACAAGCATAGCCATATCTTCGTAGTGCTTCTTGGCAACAGAAACAGTATCAGTTCTAATACCTACCTGCTTTAACTCGTTCTGGATATCGAATGATTGCCAGCGGTCGAACGATACCATGCCAAGATTAAATCCTAGTCTGCGTAGGTTTTGAATCCACTGCTTTACTTCCGATAGGTTTACTGGACCTTCCACCTTTGGCTCCCACCACGCTACCGCATCAACTACAACGATGGGCATAACCTGCTGATAGTCCTTACCAATCTGAATGTTGACCCACTTATCTACGTGAGCAATCGCTACCGCACACTTGTCGTGCTTCTGTGCAAGGTCAGCGTGAACGTAGTAGGTCTTGTCTGGGTCTGGACTAAATCCTGGGTCAAATCTTCTGTGCTGATCTAGTGGATTGCGAATGCTCATAGCACTACGAATCTTATCTTCTTGTCTAAAGAATCTGTCTGACGAGAATGTGGGAACGCAGGCAAAACGTTGCATAGCATCGCCCATGTCGGTAAAGAATGCTAACTTAAAATCATCTATTTGACGAGTAGGGTTAACTACCCAGGTAGGACGTTTAAGAGCAAACATTCCTGGATACTTGTAAGACACAACTGTATCTTCTTCCCACTCAATATCAAGATAGTTTCCCTCTTGGTCTTCTGGTAACTCTGGGTTCATAACAAATCTGTGCTGTTTCGTAACTATATCTTTTTCAGCAATTACCGCTTCGTAACGCTGAGAGATAAAGTCACCAGGATAACGAGGGAAGGATAGTAGTGCTACCTTGCCAAGATCTGGAAAGCGTGAGTCTACAGAAGCACGGAAGGCCTTGTAGATGTTGTCTGCTGTCTTGCCTTGGTCATTACCAGTTGCAACCTCAGAAGCAAATCCAGAAATCTCATCCAGTACCGCAAGGATAAGGTTAAGACCCTCGTGAGACTCTCGTTCTGAGTGACCAGAGTAAACTGTGATAGAGTGATCAAACTCAACGCTGTCTGCCTTGGCATAGAACTTTCCTGCAAACCAGGGGGACCTTTCGATCTTTGTTTTAAATCCTTTAAAGAAAACGTTCTTGGCCTGCTGTGCGTTAATAGCAACGTTGATAATATCAATAGCGTCACCAGACGGCTTGCCAAAGTATCTGGCTGGGTCTTTTAGGCAGAGCAGTTTGTATACGATATAGGCACAAGCAACTGTAGATGTGAAGTCCTTACCAGAACCTTTACCAAGTTGCAAGATGATTTCATTCTTGGTATATTTCTTGTAATACCTACGACCCTCTGTGTCGCCAAGCAAATCAATCACATCTTCAAGTCTGTAAATTTGTGACATAGCCTCAACGATGTCATACTGAACCTGCGATAGTGGTGGCTGTCCTAGATACGCTTCGCCTTCAACAAATGTCTTAGCGTCTACAGGACGCTCTGCAAAGTTGTCGGACTTAAGTGCATCTAAGAAATCATCAAACATCGTTGCTTACCACCACGGTGATTACTTCTTTATCTTTAGATGCATCTGATAGTCTACGCATAATCTTGTCTCTTACTTCTGGGTGCTCTGCAGCAATGTCCTTTAGGATACCGACCAAGATTTCCTGACGGTTCTCAATGGCGATCATCTCTTCAGCAAGTTCCTTGTTCTCAAGTAGTCCTGCTTTCTGTAGCATTTCAATGCGAGTCTTTTCTAAGTCCATGACCAATTTAATTCCTGCGGTCTTGGCACTAAGGTTAGCAATAGTGGTTGCTTCGTCAATTACTTCGTATGCTTTGCTAATTAGTTTAGTATAGTGGGTATCTGCACCAACCAATGCTTCTTTAGCACGAGCACGGATGGCAGCGTTGTCTGCAGCCATGGTTCGCCATTCATTGATGTAGGCAACAACCTTTTGTCGTGGCATAGCCAACTCTTTAGAAATCTGAGTAGGCTCAGTTCCTGCTAGATACTTTTCAACAACCTTGTTTACTTCGTCAAGATGTTCTACTGTTAGATCTTCAAACGACACGTTTTGCTCTCTTTCGTTTAACTGGCACTCTCTTTACACGTTCAAGATAGAATGAACGCATTCCTCCTGCAACGCCACGATCAAGTTCTAGGCAGTCCACCCACTGTACGCCAGTTTCTGTATTGGTTACAAAGGCCGAGAACTTAAACTTAATTCCGTGCTCACCCTGTATCTTAATTATATCACCCTCAGCGATTTCAAATCCGTCAACGACTACCGTTGGCTCTTTGTGAAACTTGGTTGGTGGAATGATAGAGGTCTTTTTCTGACGCATTATACTGTCTTCTCAATTCTTGTTCTCTGCAAACATTTTTTGCAATTGGTGTATGTTAGTTCTGTAAATGGGCAGGATGCCGAGTAGGTCTCTTCGTGCTTGCATCCAATTCTTGCTAGGTAGCCTTTGGCAACTTTGACAAAGTGCTTTACGTATCTCATCTTCTAGACTTCCTCAATCCAAACTTAGCAAGATAAACATAGATAGTCTCTACGCTTGTCCCACATTCTTTAGCAATTTCTTCTGGAGTTTTCTTGTCCAGGTGGTAGCGTTTCTTTAGCCACACTTCACTAGTATACAGTTTTGCCATTTACTTGTCAATCTTTCCCCAGTTGTTGATCGCATAGTGACCAATGCCTACCGCATCGGCAACGTCGTCGTCTGCCAGATTTTTGTCATAATATGTGTTTACAAAGTTGATGGTTCTTTGCTTACGGATTTCTCTAGACTTATTCTGATACCAATTCTTTGACTTGCCTGGGAACTCTGCCATCAGGTCTTGCTTTTCTTTAGCAGTTAGTTTGTTGTTGCCAATATAACTTTGCCACGTAATAGGATTGATAGAGCCTGCTGTTCTGATACCTGCTAGTTTTGCAGCACCCAATAGTGCACCCTGGATTAGGGCAAGATCAGAAGCAGTCTTTGGACTGTTAATGAAGACAGTGTGCTCAATAACAATTGCGTCAATCTCAAACTGCTTAAGGAATGGCAAAGTCTTGAGTGCAGCGTCTCCGAGTTTTTGATATGCATTGTTCCCCTCAAATTTAATTTTACCACAAGACACTAACTTGTTATCAGAAAAGATAGCAAAGGCAAGGCTGGTAGTGCTTGCATCTATAGCAAGGATGTTCTTTGGCTTGTTGCTAAAGTTACTCAGTTTTACCATTTGCTATATTCTTTATTTCTCTTAGTGCCTTTGCAACATCGCTAGGATTTATAATGCATGACTGACAAATCTGATCATCGTTATATATCGATAGCGGTGTTCCGCAGGACTTACATTTTCTATCTTTTCCAGAACGCTTGGTGCGTCTGGTAACTAGATACCTTGCAGCAATCTTTTCTTTTGTTGCAGCGTTTCTGCATTCTGCTGAACAGTATATTTGGTATGAAACTTTTGCTTCAAAGGTGTGGTCACACCAATCACAGTGTTTGTTTTTCATCTAACGGCTCCAAGGATCTAAGTTTGATCTCTCCAGAACCAGCCAAGTCACAAGCCTCACGGATTGGACATGTCTTACAAATCTTTGAATTAGAACGATAGTTTTTAGTAGGCAAGGTCTTATCCTCCCAGGCCTTTCTAACTTCTCTCATCCATCCAAACGTGTTCTCTACCCACTCGTACATGTATTGATTTAACTCAACAGGAAAGACTAGCAGTTCGTGATTGTTTTTGTTTTCATAAATCATTACTGCTTTGCTCTTGTTAAGAATTTTCATATAGATAAGCAACTGGATTAAGTGTCCAGTCTTTGGCTTACCCGAAATCTTGCGATACTCAAATGCATCGTTCGGCATTGTCTTGATTTCGCCAAGCAACTCCGTGTCGTCCCAGTTGAGCATTACGTCACCAAATCCAAAGATCGGTGGATCGTTATAAGTAACTTTAAATTCTGAATCTACTAGCAAACCTGGAACGTTGCCCATGGCTTCCTGAATTCTTTCGTGTGACTTTGTTCCTGCTGTCATGTTAGCAGCACCATACGCATCTGCGTTATCTACAAAGTTAGCACCTTCAAATGCTAGATACCAATAACGAGGACATTCTCCATGAGAGAATGCAATCGTGCTTGGTGCAAAAGATTTCTTTTGCGTAAACTTGTCTACACGGTTAACCGTATATCCAGAGTTAATTTTTTCGATCAAAGCGTCTTTGTCAAGAAACGATGGCCTAGACGATGAAGCCTGGTCCATCTTCTTTATCATTACATCTTGTAAAAAGTTTTTAGCCATAGTATTTACCTAACAATGTACTT